ACCAAACAGCCCCGATTGGGACATAGAGCCCTTCAAGAGCCATTCGTCCACGTATCGACTGAGCACGAACCGCTTTATCACCGCGCGTCGGAAACTGGTCTCTGAATACATAAGCTTGCCTCTCACGTTGCCGACGATCCAGGAACGGTCCGATACCCGACCGGATTTGCCCCTGCTCTTCAGCCCAGCCAACTGGCTTCCATTGCTTTACGAGATCACAGAATGCTTCAATCCACTCATCGGACGCCGCTTGTTTCCGCCACAGATCAAGCAGGTACATCCGGCCTTCGGGATCAAGGCCAACAACCGCATGGCAAGTAAAATCCCCGCCGTCTTGTGTGACGGCATAGTCGCTGCCGCCGTACACGCGAAGAGTTTTGAGGTCCGGCGTTTTTTCATATGGCCTAAGCCAATCTGCCTTGAAGTAATCGCCTTCATCAGGGGCCGGACGCTGCTGGTACAAAGCCGACCAAAAGCGCGCCTGGCTGTTCTTCCTGATCCGTTCAAGCGCCGGCAGCGGGTACGCATCGGGCCACAGGGCCTCACCAGACTCGTTAATCGCGGGAAGCTCTACAACCTCCCAAGTATCTCCGCCGGCTGCCTGTTGGGCTAGTAACCGTCCGCAAAGGTCATCCTCATGCATTCGGTGGTTGATGACGACAATCGAGCCGCCTGGCATCAAACGATTGTAGGCTGTGCCCGTGTACCAATCCCAGACGTTCTTGCGCGTCAGCTCCGAGAGCGCGTCAGCCATCGATGCATAAGGATCATCGATAAGTATACTATCGCCGCCACGACCAAGAACCGATCCGCCAATGCCAAGCGAATAGTAAATCCCGCCGGCGGAGGTGTGCCACTTACCCTTTGCCTGGCTGTCCTCAGCAAGCCTCGTATCAAATATCGCCTGATATTCCGGACTGGCGATCGTGTTTCTAACCGCGCGTCCGAAGTCAGATGCCAAAGCCTCCGTTGCCGATACCGACAGGAACTGCTTGTGCGGCTGCCTCCCCAATAACCAGGCGGGCAACCTGATCGAAGCCAGTTCCGATTTGCCGTGCCGTGGTGGCACCAGCAACATAAGCCGGTCAACTTCGCCGCGCTCTACTCGCTCCAGCTGTTCGGCTATGATCCTGTGATGTCTTGCAGTGCGATAACGCGGGAACGTGTATTCAGTGAACGCGATCAGGCTTTCCGCCGCGTCCTTCCGTTTCAGCAGTTCCCGCGCTGCTCGCACGGGCGTCATTGAGGATCTCGACCAGTTCGGCTCTTCCCCAATCTGTTGCATCGCGTTTATCGTCAATGGTCACCGTCGATTCCTGCGCCGGCTTGCCGTCAAGGCGATCCGCAACCTGTTGGATAGCCTGCAAATCGCCATCTTCAGCCTTGGAGAGTAATTTCCTGGCGATCAGGCGAAGGCGCTTATGGTTTTCTCCAGCCTCGTTGATCTCCATTCGGAGCGCTTCAACGAACGGTTTATCCTTGTTTATTGCTCCTAAAGGACGGCCAGCCATTTTTAATTTCTCAATTCCTTGAATCTCTTGGCGTATTTCATGTCGGCGCCCCATTCGAGAACTGAGCAAATTCCTGCAATGCAGCAGAGATTTCCTTGTCCACCTTGTTCGTCACATCAGCGACCGCGGCATCCATCTTTGCGGCCCCGGTTGTTACAGCGCTGTCTATCTTGGCAAGGCCTTGAGTTTGAGCGTCTGCAACCCTTTTGCGTAGCTCGGAAAGCTTGGCCTGGAACACACCGGACTGAAGGCCAGTGATATTGCTGGTTGGAACTTCAGCGGCCGGCGCGATGTCAACTACGGGCATCTCACTCATGAACGGCTGCCTCGGCTGTCTGACGTGAGGAACTGTTGCTGATCGTCCATAGTCGGACATTTCTTTGCTCAGGTCATGAACAGCGCGAGACAGGTCTTTTGCGGCGGCCTTGAAGTGAAAGGCGCTGAAACTCATTGAAAGTCATCCCGCGCCGCTCAGGGTGGCCACCCTTCCGTTCTCGCGGGTTAAACGCTGCGTTTTCTAGAACCTGAGCGGGGAAAGCGGTTGATTAAACCGCCCCAGAACTCGGGCTTTCTCGGGAATCACCCCAATCCGCAACGTTGTATCTCATGCAGCCTTGGCAGCCGCCTTGCGCTCGTCGCGGACCTTCTGACGAACCTTCTCGGCGTCCGCCTCTACCTTGGCTTCCGCGGCTACCTTCTCGTCATAGGCCTTCGGATCTCTGATAGCGCCGACATGCATCAGGATTTTGTCGGATGCGGTCTGGGCACCTGAAGGTGTGACGTTGTGAAGCGTGCGGGCGATGGCTGCAATTTCTTCCAGATGATCGACCTTGGGAACATCGGGCTTGGGCTCCGGCCGCGCGGGGAAAAAGGAATTTGCGGCGGTCTGGTTCTCGTCCATGGAACTCTCCTGAGTGTGTGATGCACGCCCCAATTAAAAACCCGCCACGAAATTAATCGGGCGGGCGATTAAGCTGCGCGGGCAAATTCAGCCCAACGCTTTTCACGAGCCGCTTGAACTACCTCGGCCGCCTGTTCTGCGGTGTCAAATGACCCGAGATGATAGGTTTTCTTATCGAAACGGACCATGGCGCGAAAGCGACCGTGATCCATGTAAACGCCGCGATGTCCTGTTTTATTGTTCTTAAACAATCGACGGTTAGCCTGCTGTTGACCTTGATTTGCTTCTCGCAGGTTCAACCAACGATTGTTGAGACCGTTCAAATCCTTATGATCAAGAGTGCATTTCGGATATTGGCCAGTCTTAATTGCCCAAATTACCGTGTGAGCATAAAGCTTCCGGCCGTCAATCTTGACCACGCGATAATTGCGCTTGTCGGTATATCCAACCTCTACGCCAAGGCAATCGACCAAAATTCCGGTGAAGTCGTCATACCGGAATAATGAACGCAGCAATTCAATGCTGGGACGCGCCATCAGACTAATCTCTGCATGAGGGGTTCGGAGCGAAGTCGCAAATCACGAACCTGCCTGATTTGGGGTGCTTCGGGTTTAACTGTCAAGGGCTTATTCATGATCCTACCAAATCCCATTGAGTACCTTTATAAAAATCCAAAGCTCTCTGGATTTCATCTGGCGAAGGCCAGCGATCCAAAGCCTCATGGAAAGAAATCCATTTCCTCTGCCCTGCCAGCAAGAATTGCGGTTCACTAATCATAGACTTAACAGGCATAAGTGAGCCGACGCGCACGATGGCTGGCGCGGCTATTAAGCTAATCAACCCCGTTAAAAATGACCTGCGTTCCATCAACTCATCCCCCAATGGCGGGAAAGACGATAGCCGGCATCCCGAAGCATTTCAGTTGCCGCGGCGATGGCTTGAGGCTTGTTTGTCCAGCCGATCGAATAGCCGCCGATCTCAAGTGTCAACTCCTGACAGACGACGTTATCGACCACAATTCCCGGCCGATGTCCCAGAATTACGCGGGCTTGACGGTATTGCTGGCGATGGTGCGCCTGCCCTTCGGACTTCGCCATTCCCGACATGCTCAGCGGATCAGCCGCGAATATCCGGTTAAGATCCACAGAACCGACCGAGGAAAGCAGGCCACCATGATACCAATGATGAGCGTATTTGCGCAGTGCACTATATTCGACGGGATCAATTGCTCCCCGTGCCTTCATGCGGTCCAGCGGAGAGTCCTGCATCGTGTATTTCTGGCTGGAGCGCTCCTCCCCCACGATTTCGAAATAACCCTCTGCATGGCGTTGCCGCTCGAGCGTAGGGCCGTCCAGGTTCCGATAAACGACTTGCGGTTTTCGTTTCAGTGCCATTCTCGCCACGTCTCACCCCTTGTTAAATTCCCGGACAGACGAAAGGCCGCCGCTTGGATTTTGGCAGTAGCTTCACTGGTTTCTTGATGGGTTTTTTCTTACGGACGATCTTCTTCACTTTCTTCATTGCTAAGCCCTTTTCAGTGTTGCCAATAACTCCGCACTCGCCTTCAAACCGGGAGCCTCGCGGAGCGCGCCCCCATTGGGCGCCGTAGCGAGCGAGGCGCTTTCTCCAGAAATTCCTCTTTCTTTCTTACTTTGTGATTGTGAGTAGTCGAGCAGGGCTTGAGCTTTGCTTGGCACTTGGTAAGCATTTGCTTGGCTATGGACGTGTTTGGATAGCGAAGCGTCCTCCAGCTTCATTCGACC